TGGGCCACGCACCACGGGCAAAAAACGCAGATTCCTATTCCGAATCCATCGGGAAGGCTACCCGCTGCCGTTCCAGGCGCGAAGATCGTCATTAGCCCGCAGCGAAAAACTATTATCAGCGGGCGTTATCAGTTATGAGCGCGCCGCCTATCAGGATAACTCAAAAGGTTTTGGCTGCCGCGCTCAAACTATCAAAGGGGTATGTTGCCAAGTTGGCGCAGGAAGGAATGCCGAACAGTAGCGTTGCCGCCGCCGAAGCCTGGCGCGCTGAACGGGCAGCAGGCCGCACGAAGCCCGCGCCGATCCCTGCGCCGCAGCCTGCCAATATCGCAAGCCTTACGGATAACGGATTAAGCGGCGCGCTGGAGCAACATAGGCGATTGGTTCAGCGGGCGCGCGATGTTTATCTGGCAGCGATTGAGGAAGGGAATAGCAATCAGGCGCGACTGCAGCAGGCTTATAATACCAGCCTTAAAACTCTTTTGACATTAGAGGCCGAAGAACTGCGGCGCGCATTGGAAGCGCGGCTGTATATCAAACTATCCGAAGCCGAACAGATCATAAGAGATTGGACGGCAAAGGTTGTTTCGCGCCTGGATAAGTTGCCGCTTGATTGTGCCGAAGCCTGCAACGGGGACAGGCCAGAAACGGCGATTAAGGTTCTGGAAAAATGGGCGCGCGAAATCAGGGAGGAACTTGCCCGTTAACTTTATGAGTTACTTTGATCCACCAGAAGTTACGAAATACACAGTACTAAACCTTGGGGCTGGGGTTCAGTCATCGGCGTTAGCCCTTATGGCTGCGAAAGGTGAGGTCGGCCCAATGCCAGACTTCGCCGTCTTCGCCGACACCCAGGCCGAACCAGCCAGCGTCTATAAGTGGCTTGACTGGCTTGAGACTCAGTTACCTTTCCCTGTAATCCGCGTGAGCAAAGGAAGCCTTACCGAAGAAACACTTAAAGTAAGGACTAAGCAGAAAAGCAAGTATGGTGACGGCATTACTTATCTGAGGACAAATATCCCAGTCTACGGCTTAATGCCATCGGGTGATGTAAAGCCCGCACTGGGTCGGTCTTGTACTGCTGACTTCAAGGTTGCTCCAATCCTTAAGGAAATCCGCAAACGCTGCGAGATCACTCACGGCCAAAAGGAAATAACAGTCACCCAATGGATCGGCATCTCCTACGACGAGATGCAGCGCATGAAGTTGCCTTCTAATCCTTGGACGCAACATCGCTGGCCTTTAATCGAAAAGCGAATGACGCGCGCTCATTGTCTTGAATGGATGAAAGCAAAGGGATTACCTGAACCCCCAAGGTCGGCTTGTTACTATTGTCCTTTCCACGATGACAACGAATGGCGTAGGCTAAAGCGCGATGATCCAGAACATTTTAATAAGGCAGTTCAATTCGATAAAGAATATAGGCGTTCGCAGAATGAGAACCCAGGCGGCTTGCGCATTGAAGTTTATCTGCATAAATCTTGTAAGCCTTTGGATCAGGTCGATTTCGATTATGATAAAACCTGCGGGCAAATTGATTTTGATTTCAACTCTGAATGCGATGGGATGTGCGGCCTATGAATAAACAAACTATTCCTCTGCGTATTGCCGATATGGCTGTCGCAGCCTGCAACGCTGAAATTACCAAACTGCTGGAGGAGAACGCCCGCTTAAAGGCCCAGGTTAAAACCCTGCAAATCCGATGCGAAAAACTTGAAGGGGAAACCGATGAAAAATAAACTAATTAAGTTCGTTGCCTGCGGGGATAATCACGGGGATCACGGGGATAGCGAAAGTATCGCCGCGCTGCTGGCCTACTGCGTTGCCTACTCTCCCGACATTAAAATCCATTTAGGCGATTGTTTCGATCTGCGCGCCTTGCGGCAAGGCGTTGGATCAAGCGATTCCGAAAGCGGCGAAAGCCTGGCAGCCGATATCGAAAGCGGCATTGGATTTCTTCGGGCGTATAAACCCGATGTTTATTTATGGGGTAATCACGAACATCGCCTTGATCGTATGATCACAACGAATAGCAGCGCTATGGTTAGGGATTACTGCCAGGACATTAAGGACAAAATTAACAGGGAAGCGCGACAGGCAGGCGCAAAGAAAATACTGCCATACCACTTTGCGCGCGGAGTGTTTCGGCTGGGACAGGTGGCCTTCGTCCACGGCTACGCCCACGGCGCGCGCGCCGTGGAACAGCAGGGCCAGCATTACGCGCAGCCTGGCGGCGGTTTCGTTTGCGGGCATATTCATCGCCTGGAGTCCGTAAGCCTGCAGCGCGACAAAGGCGGGCAGGCGTTTAGCGCTGGCTGCTTATGCGACAAAGAACCTGGCTATGCTTCGTCCAGGCTTGGAACTTCGCGCTGGGGTAGCGGCTGGGTTGCGGGCTGGGTTCAGGGTAATGATTGGAAAATCTGGCTTTGCCATAAGGTGGGCGATCGCTGGTTCTTTCAAACTGACATCAACTTATGGAAGCCGAAACGCAAATGAGGAACAGCCTCGCCGTATTTATTGCCGCGCTAAAAGGCAAAGATAAGAAACCAGCGGGCTGGTATAGCGTTCACGAACTTCGCGCCTTGTTTCGAGTTCTATCCTTCAACGCCGCCAGCACGAAGGCAAAGCAGTTGGCAGATCGTGGCTTTATGGAACGGCAGTTAATCCATACCTATAGCGAAAACGGGAGACACGGCCTTGCCTATATCTATCGGCCCGTTAAGGGTTACGCCGATCCGCTTGCCGCCCAGGCTGCCGCGCAGGTCGAAGGCATTGATGTAGTTCCTAAAGGTTATATTTCGATTAGAGATTATTCCAACTCCTACGGGCTATCTATTCAGGCCGTTCATAATATGGTTCAGCGCCATAAACTAAAGCCGCGCCTTTTCCGAATTGCTGCGAATATCGGCTGCACGAAGCCCGCGCAACATTTTCGCAAGGCAGATTTGAATCGGCTGCATAAGGTTGCCCGATGATTAGCGATAATCAAACGGCTATCCTGGCTGCCGCGCAGGCCGTCATAAGGCCGAACTATTCGGGCGATCCCGTTGATTGGGCCGAAGCAAATATTCTGGAAGTTCCCGATTCGCCCGTAAGGGGTAGGCTATCGCTTGCCCGAACGCCCTGGCTGGCTGCGGCCTTGCGGATTATATGCGATGCTGAATGTAAGGTTGCGGTTGTTATGGCGGCAACGCAGTCGGGTAAATCTTTGCTTCAAAGAGTTTATATGGCCTGGCAGATTGTTAACCAGCCTGGCCCGATGCTTACCTGTCAGCCTAACGATCCTGAAGCGCGCGATTGGCTGCTTCGCTATGTTCGCCCATTGTTCCGCGCAACGCCCGCCGTTCAGGCTTTGTTATCGGAAAACGATAATGACAAAAGTATGACTGCCGATTTTAAGAACGGCGTAACCCTTTACTGCCGTGGTATCTGGAACGAAAATAATCTGCAGCGGTTATCGCTGCGAACTGTAATAGTTGATGAAGCCTGGCTCGCGCCGCGCGGGCATTTAGCCGAAGTAGCCGCCCGCCTGCAGGCTTTTAGTTGGCTGGGCCGCGCAATATATATGAGCCAGGGCGGCAGGATTACCGATGAGTTCAGCGCGCTTTACGAAGGATCGGACAAAAGGGAGTGGCATATGTCCTGCCCAGCCTGTTCGGCGCTCCAGCCCTGGCGATGGGAGTTCGTTAGATTCCCCAGCGAAGCAAAGGTTAACGGCGTATGGGATTTGCAAAAGGTAGAAGCAGGCACGACCTACGAATGCTGCGCCTGCAAAGTAAGGTTAAAGGATAGCCCAGGCGTTCGGGCGGTTGCGAACGATCCGCAGCGCGGCGCTGGCTTCGCAGCAACCAGCAAGGCCGCAACCTGGGGAACGATTGGCTTACATTGGAACTGCCTCATTAATTCTTCTTTTGGCAAAGAGGGCGTTCGTATGCTGCGCGCGCGGCAATCTTACGATCAATACGGGGACGAAGATGGGCGCAGGCAATTCAAACAGAAGCGCCTGGCCCAGCCTTGGGCCGAAGAATCTGGTCATATGATCGCGCTGGTTGAAGCGGGCGATTACGGCCTTGATGATATCTGGCAGGCTGAAGCCTGGATAACGCCCGAAGCAAAGTTGACCGATAGCGGCATCGGGATTCCTGAACATTCCGTTCCCTTCCGAACCTTGGCAATCGATTGTCAAAGAGGTTTCTTCTGGGCCGAAGTTCGCAGTTGGGCCAGGAACGGCAGCAGCCGCCTGCGCTGGTTCGGCAGGGTTGAA